TGAAAATCTCCCGATACTCCTCTCTCCTGTTGTGCCACCCCCGAAACCACCCATATATCTCTGAAGGCTCCACAAAGGTCTGCGCCATCACCGCTTCCTCGCTGTACTCACGGAGGGAGTTTACTTTTTACCCATGACGATAGACAGAGTGGATGGTGCGGGACCAATTATAGACCTATCGACGATGGCACCAGGCATCTTGTTAATATACTTCTCATTCTTTTTGGGGGTCATCACCCCGTTGAAAACTGGTAACAACATAAGGATACCAATGACAACACCAATGTACATCAAATTAGATTTTGCAGTTTTGTTAAGTTTCATTTACTATATGTAAATATTAAATTAACAACCCGCCGCCTTCCTCGCACTGGGGCTACTCAGATATTTACACTTTTTTGCCTTTCTCCTGGCCTTGGAGCGCGCGCTTTCGTTGACACCCGTACCATACATCACACGGGCCTCTCGTTCTCTGTTTCTTCCTCTTCCTCGTCGTCGTCGTCCACGAGCAAATTCCGTCTTTTTGAGAAGAGGTATGAGCATGAGAGCTAAGATTACAATACCAATGTACATGAGATTTGTGCGAGCAGTTTTATTAAGTTTCATTTACTATATGTAAACAAAAATATTGCGTTATAATATATGGAACTCACATTCAAAGACACACTCATGTTTTATCAGACATCGTTGCGTAATGTTGGATTGTATACATCAATTTCTCTAGCCCTGTTGGGTGTATCTCGATTTTACAGAGGAAAAGGTGATTTCGTATACAACACTGCATTTATTTTGGTGAGCATGGCTACGTTGATGCTGGCATTTTCGATTTTACAAAATTTAAATAGTCAGATATCTATGATCAGAGAAGGATTGAAAGATGATGAACAGAAAAAGATTGTTGGGGACTGGCTCACGATTTCTACATCATTACAAGTTGTACTAGTTATAATTTCATTGTTTTCTATGTACACATTGTATCGTCAATTCTAGTTTTCGGACTCCTCAGCCAATAAAATGCGTAACCGGTCTGTGATATCGTCACCTTCGAACGTTGCATCAGGTAAAGCTGGATCCAGGACATCTCCATGAGTCATACACAGTGGACATGGTTCAGAAGGTACTTCACCAATTTCGTGTGTATGTTCAGGTTGGATCTTCTTGGGCTTAACTTCTTTCTTTTCTCGCTTCTTCTTTTCTTTTTTTTCAACCTGCTGTTTAGTCTCAGCATGCATCTTACAAAATTTAGAACCCGGACACGACCTGTTACGACATGGCACACCCTTTCCTGTGACACCTTCACAGATTACTCGAGGTTTTTCTTCTCCTTTGAGAGAAGCGATCTCCTTACGGAGATTTTGAAGCGTACTCAAAATCTCCGTAAGCGTGGACTCAGTGATAATTGTGGTTTGTTCCATTTTAATTATTTTTTTACAAGAAAAGTGTTTACTTAGGCCCTCCTTCTCCTTCCCCTGAAACGAAACATGCGTCGACGCATTCTGCGAGGTATACGGCGACCGCGTATCCCACGTGGTCTACGTCTCATACGGCTACCACGTGGCCTGCGACCGCGACCGCGACCACGACCACGACCACGACCACGACGACGACGGGACTTGCCTCGCCTCTTTTTCTTCTTGCGCATCATAACCATAGCGATTATTGCACCGATAATAACTACAATACCGCCAATAAACCAGAACTTATTTTCAGAAATGAAAGAACTTACACCACCCACAGATGGCCTGTTACCATTGAGTGGTCCGGGTTGTGCAGCCGTAGCATATGGCTCCATAGTATAACATATACTTAGATTTTATTAGTGAGCTTGGGGTCAAATGATGTACCTTTTTTAGGATCCTTCACAATTTTTTTCGGTGCTGGAACACAACCTTTAGGACACTTCGCCTTCTTCTTCTTCTTCTTTTTCTTACCAGAAGCTTCAACCTTACCCACGTCATAAAAGCTGCGCCGAGATTTCATAGCCACCGATACAATAATGATCAAAACAATTACACCCAAACTGTACAGAATAGGGTTCCTGTATTTATTGAAAAATGCTCGATTCGTATTTGCATTTGTATTCACATTCAATGGGGGGCGGTTACTATTCAATGGACCTGGTTCAGATGCGGTAGCGTATGGTTGCATTTATGATATGTCTACATTTTTATCGAAACTGTATTTGATAAAAATAAGGTTAGGATCATATGTCTATACGTTATTTACTCGGAATCGGAATCGGAATCGGAATCACCCATGGGGAGAGGCTCGCCATCCATACCTTCCTCATCAGACGACTCCCCGTCAGAATCATCACCGTCCTCACCCTCGAGGAATTCGGCAAACCTGAGCTGGCCTGTGATGTAAAGCACAAGAGTGGTAATAGCAGCACCAAGCGCGATGTACATAATCATCTGCTGGGTATCGGTCTTCATTGTTATACTACCTATCAATATTTTTTTTTCGTGGAATATAATAAATGGCACGCCCGATTCGAAATGTTCTTCTGGAATCTATTATCATAGGTTTAGCGAATGTGACAATCTTTTATGGATTAAAAAGTATCAAGGGTCTAGATATATTCTGGTTACTCTTCCTCTCCGGTGTCCTGATCCACATCATCTTTGAATATACTGGTGGTAACAAGTGGTGGTGCGAACAAACTTACAAGTTGTAATGCACCCTCAAGTAAGCCTGACGATCTCTCATCTCTGAAATCTCCCTCTCCAGGTTCATCTTCAATTCCATCACTTCATTCTTTTTTCTCTCAGTCATCCGATTTTCGAAAACCCTGTAGTTCTCATAAATAGAACGCTCAAATCTCTTGTCCCTGTTGTTTTCTGGCCAGTTGTGACGAGTCGCGATTTCAGCGAACCGTTCAAAAGTCCATTCATCCATCTCATCTGGGTAGAAATTTGCCTGACGACAGTACGACCTGAGAGCACTCTCTCGCACTTTCTTGGTGATGCGCTGAATAGGTTTGAGTGTCCGGAGTGTCCGTTCCGTCACTCTCAGGTCGGCCAATAATAGTCTGAGACACTCCTCATTCTGTGTCCATTCGTCGTACCACTCCGGGTTCCAATCGTCGTCACTCTCAGTCTCACTTTCCGAGTCACTCTCCTCATCCACGAGACGGTGTAACTCAACCTGACCCGGAATAACAACCTGGAAAGGTACTCGCCTGTCGTCTCTCACTGGGGGGTCGTCGTGTTTTGGTATGGTATCATGAACCCTCTTGAGATTATCACACATTTCCAAGTAGGTGCCCTCAGGGATCAACTTGGAAATGTCGTCCAAACATTGCATGAGACTCTGGAGATTTTCCATTTTTACATACATTTTACATTTTAAACATTTTACTTAGGTTTCACTACATCAGCCAATAGATACATGAACGGGGGTACGGATACAGATCCCATTGTGGTAGCGAATGCGGTGCTTGCATCCTCCTGTGTCCTGATTTCACCGTTGATGACCTTCGAAATGGAACCTTCCATCAACTTGTCAACTGTCGTATCGATGGGTTTAATGATGAGGGGGATTGCAGCCAGTCCGACAAGTGTGGGTAAAAACGGTTGGTCATCACCCGCCATGTGAGCGGCCATGTTCACGATCACTCGAATGATTGAACCTGGCCAGAAAACTGAAGCGAGCATCTGCCATGTTAAGGTTTCCGTAGAGATTCGAAGGGTGTCAATGAGCTTGTCCTCCTCTTCGGCTGCATCAAACGCCTTCTGTCCCTTGTCAATCGTGTCGAACATGACATAAGACGCCGCGATACAATAGGATGCGGGAAGACCCCACTCGGGGAGATATGATGTAAAAGCTTCACCAAGCTCATTCGCGTACCCCATGTACCGTAGGGAAGTTTCACGGTAAGGGTCGACATTTTTATAAGCAGTGGAATATATTTTGAAACGTTTAGAATGTTTTATAGATGGTCTATATGCGGCTGTAGGTAATGTAATAGCATACATCTTACCGATGTGTAAAGGTCTTACACAAACTTTAAGTATCATATAGTTTTTCCAAAGCCACCTCAAGATTGTACAAACGTTTCTCGATCGCGTTTCGATACTTTTCACGAAATGTGTTTTCGACGTGAATGAATGACCTGGTCATACCATCTACATCTTCGTCATTTAATCCCAATGTTTCGAGTGTTTGCTCTTCTGGATCTAAATTACTTGATAAACAATAATGCTTCACGACCGCATCCTTAAGTTTTTTCGTCTTTCTTCTAAGTGGTTGCACCTGAGTCACCTCTTTTTGTAAAAACTCAATTTCACCCGTTATGTAATCCAAGTCAAGGCTGATAGCTTGATTCATGTAGAAATCATAAAAGTAATCATATACTTCACTCGTCGGACCTATCATTGGTATGTCAAAGTTTTCATAGTCGAAAAAGAACGTGGGATCATTACGTTTACTGTATACTTTCTTCAGGCGATTACAAATCTCTAAATAGTCCCCTTCTGGTAATTTATCAGAATTTCGATCAATCAATTGCATAACCTCTGACAATTCATCCATACTTATGTAGCCGTAAATCTTTTCGTCTAAGTTACTTAAAAATTTCTTCTGTCAATACAGAATGTACAAAACAACCTATGACAGAACGGAATGTCAAACTGGGATTGTACACATCGGATATGGTGCCTTTCACCGAGCACACCAGGCCGTGTACATAGATGATTACATGGAAAAAACTGGAGATCTTCGATGGGGTATCGTCGCCGTGAATCTCAGAAATGAGGGGTTCAGGGAAATCGATAACTATATCGTTAAGACCCCTCGTGAGTATAGACTTGTTCGGTCACACCTTGATTACATAGACTGGACAAAGAATAGAACCATCGCAAAACACATGCTCACTTTACCAAGTGTGCATCTCATAACTATTACGATCACAGAAAGCGGATACGCACCGGGTTCTCCTTTGTTTGAGTATCTTGCATGTGGACTTCGTAACCGTAAAAATCCAATCACCATCTTATGCTGTGACAACATTCGTCAGAATGGTATCACACTCGAAACACAGTTCCTTGCATATCTTTATCACACAAATCAACATGAGCTAGCTTCATGGATTCGCGAAAATGTCAAGTTCCCCTCGTGTATGGTGGATCGTATCACACCACGTTCTACGAACTCATTCTGTCAAGAAGTAGATAACATTTTTCCGGGATATGGTCAGACGGCCATACAAACGGAAGAGTATACACAATGGGTCATCGAGAACAACTTCGCGTCCGACTTCCCCGACCTGACTCAAGTTGGTGCAACCATAACGGACGATGTCGAACCCTATGAAGAGACGAAGATTCGTATTCTCAACGGTGGTCATACTTCACTCGCATATCTTGGAGCACTTTCCGGATACACGACGTTTGACCAAGTCATGAACGATGAAGCACACCGAAAACATTTCAAACGACTCCAAAATGACGAAATCATTCCTTCAATAGATATAAACGTGCCGTTTGATATACACGAATATATAGACACGGTCGAGGAACGTTTTTCAAGTGCGACTAACCACGACGATCTTGACCGGATTTGTATGGATGGATTTACCAAATTTCACACGTTCGTTGTGCCCTCTCTTCGAAAGTGTCTCGAACAAGGTAATAAACCCATAAACATTTACAGGGGTATTGCGGCGTGGTACATTTATTCGAGGCGATTCGCGAGGGGGTGTACAAAAATACGATACACAGAACCCAACTGGACCCTCCTCGAACCCCTCTTGCGAGATGGAGCTGTTGACGCATTTGTATCAAATGAACGATTATGGGGCGATATTCCAAAAGATTTCATTTCATTTACGAGAGACCTGAAAACTATCCTACTCTCACAAACATATGAACACGAAATTGACCTACTTGGTTAAAAAATTAAAGTTTATACTTTATAGGAATGGCCGGAAGGTCTGACATCGTCATAACTGGTATACAAGATGTCTTTTTAACGGGTCATCCACAAATATCGTATTTTTTGACACGATTTTCTAGATATACGAAATTTACTACACAAACCCTAGAAATGCCATTTAATGGAAATCCCACGCGAGGCCAAGAACTTTCATGTCAAGTGTCAACATCAGCCGGTGATATGATATCAAATATGACACTGAAAATATTTGTGGATAACGAAATAACATCAAATGTACACGATTCGTTTATAAGAGCAAACATCGATTACATAGACCTCTATATTGGGGGTCAGCATATAGATAGATTGACAACCGACTATATATCAATGTATCTCAAAATGAGATCGGTCGAGACGGATGATTTAAACATCCTATATAGAGACTCATATAACGTAAATTCGCATTTCTCACCTACTATACCCCTGTACTTGAATCTACCGTTCTATTTCTACAAACATCCACATCTCGCAATACCAGTGTGTGCAATGTATAAACATGGTTTAGAAGTGCGTGTGAAAATGAGAGAACCCAATGAATTTCAAACTGCCTATATGCC